CACACAATGAACATATGACCGTAAAGTTGAGTTAGGTCAGCAACTTCTTTTCTGAACTCTGAAACGCTTGAACCTTTACCGTCAACATCCATCTGTCTTGCTTGTAAAGCAGTTTCGTTGATACCATCAAACTTTTCAATGACTGGCTTGTTAAATAAATGATTAGTATATATATCAAGAATAGGAGAACAGAAATTATAATAATAAGACATCTTAACTCTTGCTTTATAATCTTCTGACCTCTCTTTAGGGTGTTGAAATAAATTCACATTGGCTTGCGTTTTTACTTCTTTACCGCCAACTAACACCTGCACTCCTGCGCTTAGATTCTGTGCTTTTTCTAAGGACGATTGAGAATAATCAATGCCGCCTTCGTAGCTTTGAAGCAAGAAATTCCAATAATCAAAATATTTTCTGTAAATAGGATGAGGATTATCTGCCATGCGTTTTATATATTCGACGATCATTATATTTTTAACCCTTCTATTTTTGACCGATTAAGCGAGTAATCACGTTCAATAAAATATCCTAACGCATCTGAAGCGTGAGTCAGCATTCGGTTTTTTTCTTTGTCTATAATGGTTGTGCCTTCTTTGAATGAAACTTGCTCGAGATCTGATATGATATGTTTACAGTTTGGATTTATAAATAAACGTCTTTGTCCTTTGCTGTTGCATATCATTCCATTCATCGCATTAACACGATCACGCTCAGCAGGATTAGCGCTTGGCACTCTTTTGTTGATGCCATATCTATTGAGTTCATTCTCGATGATCTTCCAATTTGTTACATTGCTATCTGTGTGCCTTGCTTTACCTGTTGCATCACCGTAAAGAATAATGCCGTTATGATGATTTGGATATCTATTCTTGAACTCTAAGCAACATTGCTCTGTGTTTGAATTGCGAAGATATATCTCATCAAAGACACATATCTCTGGGAGTTTAGATTGAATATTGGTATGAACTTGCGCTAAGACCCATGACATTGGATCCACATTGAAGTCTGCGCAAAGACAGATAGGTTTGTTAGGATCGTATTGAGCAAGCTTATAGGCAATATCGCCTGCATTATGCTGACGATTGAAAGTGTAATAAACTGCGCCTTGAAAAATAACGAACTCGCCGCCCAACTCTTGCTGAGCGAACTTTTCGTCATAACTTTCGGCCAGCTGGTCAATGGCTTCTTTGTTGAGATAAGTATTCTCGTATGTAGACGCACAGATAACTCCATATTGAGGTCTTTTGCTGGCAATAAATATTTCGTGAATATCGTCAAATGAATTTGGGCTTGTAGTAACAAATCCCTTACCGCCTGTTGAAAGAACACGACCTAATAAGACATCCCAAAGTGTTTTGAAGTTTTTGCATTCTCTTGCTTCGTCTACCCAAAAGCCAACAAAAGTTTCGTTACGAATACGATCAGGTCTATCTGCACTATGTCCATGAATACGTCTACCATTCTTAAGAGTGATAATTTTCTTGCTATCGTTTTCTTCAGCGATCAATGGTCTGGCTGCATCTTTAAATTCCATCCAAGTTGTACGATCAAGCATGTTGTATGTAGGTGCGATAATACCAAATACGCCTTTGCCTTTAGCATTCCAAGATTGCTTGGTTGCTTCTCTTGCCCCACCGTGCGTCTTACCGCCACGAATGCCTGAAATGTAAGCAACAAATTGCTTCATCTGCATTGCCCAATGGAATGCTTTTTGCGCTTCGTGAGTCTTATAGGCTTTTAAGTCAAATTTCAATTTAAGAACCTTTTGAACCTTTCATACCCAACTCCATTATCAGGCACTTCAGAGAATTGAAGTTCTGCATTGATCAATTCATCTGATGTCTTTTCTTCAGGTTTATCTTTCCAATCTTCACGCTTACGGTTCTTTAACCAGAAAATTTGAGCTGTTGTGTCAGGTGACACGTGCTTACGAATGACTTTAACTTTTACAGCATCAATGTAAGGATCTTCTTTTGAAGCTAAATTTAAGTTCCCGACCTTGATCTTTTCGTAATGCACTTCGTCATACTCATACCCGATAGCTCTTTTATATAAACAATGCTCAACCTTTTCATCAGCTTCTTCTTTCCAATTTTTTAGAGCATTGTAAAAACGAGGATACTTTTTATTATAAAGCGTTAGAGATTCTTCACTTACGCCAAAAAACTCAGCGCATTGTTTTTGAGTAAATCCGTTCTTATAAAGATATTCTAACTGCTTGAGATTTATTTTTGTGACTTTAGAGGGACGACCACGTTTAGGCTTGTATGGAATGCCAAGATCAATATGCCGTTGCTTATCAGCTTCTTGCTTAGTAATATGAGCAGGGTCTATTTGTTTTTTCTCGACAGTATTAGACTCATCAATTGAGGGCAGGATATTTTTTTCCAGGGTGTCTTTCATAGTTGTAAAAATGTCCTTCACCTTTAATGTTATTATAAAAAACTTGATTTGCAACAATTATTTTAAAATTTTTTTTGGACAAAAATAAATGTTTTAATTTCTTTAATTTTTCGTATAATAATAATTGTGAGTCGTAAGCAATCAAAACAAAATTATTTATTTTTATTTGCCCTGTTAGTGGCGGTCATATCCTCAACTCGGTTACGGCTCACAAACTGTCATTAACGGGGCTTTATTTTATTATGCCAAAAGATCCTGCTATATTATTTTATACTTCAGACTTTTTGATGGGTGTTATGTTTATGACAATGGAAGAAAGAGGTAAATATATAACAATTCTTTGCCTATTACATCAGCATGGCGGTAAACTGTCAAAAGATAAGATTGAATTTTCCGTAGGAGAAATTACGCCTAACTTATTATCAAAATTTGAAATAGATGAAAATGGTTTATTATTTAATATAAGACTTAATATAGAAGCTGAAAAAAGACATGCTTACTGTGAAAATAGGCGTATGATCGGTAAAATGGGTGGAAGACCATACAAGAAGATGAAAGATCATACAATAAACCATAAGATTAAAAAAGAAGAACCATATGCTAACCATATGGGTAACCATATTGAAGATGAAAATGAAGATGAAAATGAAGATGAAAATCCTTATGTTTTATTTGAAAAGCATATAATAGAACAATGGAATATATTATGTGATCAATACCCTATACTTAATAAAATAATAAAAATATCAGATAGCAGGCGTAAAAACTTAAAAAAAAGGTTTTCTGAAAAGACATTTGATATTGATGAGATCATTAAAGCCCTTAAAGAGCAGTCAAGGATCATAGATGGGCTAAAGTATCAGGATGGCAATGAATGGCGGGTGTCTTTTGATTGGCTAATCCAAAATGATACCAATTACATCAAAGTATTAGAAAGGAAATATAAAGACAATGGAATGTCCGACTCCAGCTTTATCCGAAAGAAGTAAAATGACCTTGTTTGAAAGTATTACTTCTGTCCAACCGAAAGAGATGCCTCCAGAGCCAGAAGAATACAGGATATTCCAAGAATGGAAAAAAAGTAATGCTTATAGAAAAGCCTCTTTTGAAGATCGAAATAAAAAAGAATATAACTTTTACGGACAAGATTTTATTAAAGAATATCTTCATCTAAAATGGCTTGCTCAACTGCACAACAAAGATGCTATCTGGTGGCTTGTAGAGTATCGTGATCATCATAATCCAAATGAAACAGAATTAAACGCCATCAATCAAAAACTTATCCAATTCCTCAAATTCATAGGCGATCAAAAAAATATATTCCCTATGGGTATTGATAAAATTCATATTGAAAAAGCTAATTGGGATGAAGAAGAATGAGTAAGTTATTCCCGATCATCATTATAACAGCATTTACATTAGCAAGTATCTTTTGCTTCATTCAAAAAGAAACCTTAAAGGGATATTTTTATTTACTATCCGCCTTGATCAACTTAAATGTTTTATTTTTAAAATGAAAATATCCTCAATCCTAATGAAAAAAAGAAATAAAAGATTTTTCTTGACAAAAAAGTTAAATCGTGATAATATTAAAGAGAATAAAGGAGCGAGCAATAACTGGTAAAGGTCATCACCAATGAGCATGACCAAAAGGAGCGAGCGAGATGAAAAACAAAACCAACAAAACAACATACGCAGTGATCAAGGACGTAGAGTATTACGCTGGAGATTGTCAGCATCCAGCGGGATGGGATGCCAGCATCGCATCTATAGAGGATGACAGCGGCGTTGAGGCATGTATAGGTACACATGACGAGTGCGAGGCATGGCTAGATGAGATACATGCTGGACGCGTAGTCCTGGGCCATGGAGAGGCGGGCAAGAGCTACCGTATTGTCGAGGTGCTGGATGAGAGTGCAGATACAGATGAGATGAGCGAAGAGGAGCGCAGTAAGGAGTATGACCGCAACGGCACTATCGTCGTGCCTCACCCATATAATTATTACGGAGTGCGAGTGGACTTGGGAGGAGAAAAAAAATAAGAAAATATAAAATGGGGGAAATATGAGTAAATATAAAATATGGGATAAAAATAAATTAGTTAATGCATACTGTCGTAAACCGAAAAATAAAAAAGTGATCCTTCTAACAACTCGCACTATTGACGAAGTCAAACGAGGAATTAAATATATGGAGGCCGTATAATTATTAGTGAGCATAAACTTATCGCCAGCAGGGCGCCTTCATCGGTGGGTTGCTCGCTTAGGGATCCCAATCCCTACCCTGCTGGCACTCTTTGAAAGGAGCGAGCTATGGATGAAATCAAAAACATGATCAGATGGTATATAATCCCTTCAATAATTATTTCCTTAATTCTTTTGTTAAGTCTTTTCTGTTGTTGCAGGGTTGCAAGTGCAGAAACCATCTCCGACGACCTTGCCATCAAAGCGATCATGGGTGAGGCAAGAGGCGAGGGATATAAAGGAATGCTGGCTGTTGCCTGCGCTATTCGCAATCGTGGCACACTAAAAGGTGTCTATGGTGTCAATGCTAAATTCAC